GTTTAAATTGTTCTGGAAGAACTGTTAGCTGCAAATGATCGGGGGTTATAACAGTATTAACACTCATGTTAGATGCAGATAACCCTAAGTTTGTTAACCAGTGTTTTTGTAGCACAGGAAGATTATAAGCGTTCATTAAATGCAAGATACTTGTTATTTTAAATTTTATATTTGGAAGGTCTTTTATTTTATGATAGTTTTGTTCTAAAACCTCGTATTCTGCACCGTGTCTGATGTAATTTGCTTGTTTTCCAAATACATCTATGCTGGCTCCAATCTGAACATTAGTAAAGTTACTCCAGTAATCCAGTAAGTCATAATCTTTAAAACGCAACATACTGAAGTTTGTATTATAGGTAACCGCTACATCTAATTTATTATCAATGAAGATATCAAGTATTTTATAATGCTCCTCATTTAAGATTGGCTCTCCGCCTGCAAAATAGACATTTTCTATATGATCTAAGTTGTTCTCTATATAAGTTAACAACGCACTCTTGTCTATAACTTTATTATCCAAATACGTAGTAGATCCGTATAATCTATTCTCTTCATTGGCTATTTTGTTACTAAACTTTCCACTGCACATTCTGCACATAAAATTGCATACGTTGCTCAACCTAATATCTAAATGCGTTAATTTAAAATTCGTAAACTCTCCGTCTGGGCTAGTTTGCTGATTTGGAATATCCATAAACTTTGCCCAACTACGATTACTATCTAATCGTTTACTAGTCAGATTACTGTCTTCTCTTGACCAGCAATTATTGCAAATGTCAGGACGCTTTTTATTCAATAAGTCTAACCGTAACTTCTTGTATGGCTCGTTGTTGATAATATTTTCTAAACTGTCGTCGTTAATGTTGCCTAGCTCAAACGTATCGTTAAACTCACAGCATGGACCAACCTGTCCCTGTGGGTTAACATACGTGTGAATCCATGGTAATATGCATAGTGTGTCCTTATTATTTTCACGACTTTCCCAAGTTCCGGGTATTATGTTATATGAAATAGATTCTATCTCATTAGTAAAATGATCAACACAATACAATAATTGTGGATGAATATTAGTATTAGTAGTTGTTATGGTAACAAAAAATAAAGGAAAATCTAGCAGTGTCAATATTTCGTGCAATGCAACAAGAGCTACCCCTGGTTTGGGCAAATCGTTAAATATGTCATATTCATTGTACAAGACTTCTAGTCGAAAATTATCAGGGATATTCTCTTGTTTATGAGGCTTAATAGAGTCATATAACCAGTTTTTTCCGTTGGTATGAAACTCTACTAGGTTAATCTGTGGCATTAAAGATTCCTGTAGATATCTAACATTAACTGTCTGTCATATTGAGCAGTTTCAAGTTGAGTAAGGTGGCTAGTTACTATGCTGTCAACACTCTCAAAGTTTACTTCGCCATCAAATGTTTGTGCATGTTCTTCAAGATCAGTTCTCTGAATTAAACTAAGCTCACGCAAGTTGTATTGTGGGATAAACTGCTCTTTAATAAATGTTGCTTCTTCGTAACTAATGTCAACATCAATTTCAACACGACAATACATGTTAGATAGCAGTAAACGGTCTGTATCTTCGAGTATTTCACTAAGTCGAAACTTCCTATACTTAGGAGCATCTGGCCAAGGAATGTAAACCGGATCCTTGCCCCAATCTAATATCATACAACCCCGGTCATCGTCACCAACGTCAGCGTAGTTGTGTGGGAAAGCATTACCAATATACGTAATGTTCTTGCTAGTTTGACGTTTATGGAAATGGCCAGTAAACACAGTCTCACATTTAAGATCATCACGACGCAGATCACCAACATCAGGCATCTGCACCATAGCATTCATGTAGAAACTAGGAAGTTCAAAGTGCCCAAACATATATTTGGCTTCGACTTTCTTGATCTGTTTATGCTCATCGCCAACTAGCCAGGGTGTAATGCAAACATCATCAACTGTTGTGATCTCATCAAACAGTCTGACGTTCTCATACTTCTTTGCCCAAACAACACTGTTCATCTCACGAGTGTCACGGTAATGTTCGTCGTGGTTGCCTGGTATAAAGATGATCTGATCAAATGCCGCACTGAGTTTATCAATAGCTTGAACACTATAGTTTAATGTTCCAATCTGGAGACTAGCACGATTATTATGCCAGTCACCTAAAAACACACAGGTTTCGCAGTTTTGCTCTTTGCCAGTTTTAATAACAAAATCTACAAAGTCTAAGCAATCCTGGTTGTGTGTACGGCTATTTGATTTTAATCCAAAATGCACGTCTGTAAAAAATATCGCTTTTTTAAATAGGTTCATTTTTTCTGTTTTACTTCTATTGTAGTTACTTTAGGAGGAGTTAATTTATCTAAATCTGCTAGAGCTTTCATCTTATCTTGATTTTCACTCTGTCTAGTGTAACTTGGATTTAATCCATTATGTTCTAGGATGTCATCACGAATACGCTGCCCCTTCTTTTCAAGGTTTAATACCCTAGTAAAACTATTAGTCACAGCCGCGGTATAATAAGCAAACGGATTCTCACTCTTGCTCTCGTCAAACTGTAGTCCAATTCGACTTAGTTGAAGTAATCCATCCCCCTGCATTTCGTCGTTATAAGTGTAACCACGCCAGTTACTTCTGCTTGCATACCGTTCAACTAGTTTTATAAACATCATAGCAAGTTTATCTGTCATTTCGCCATGTGTTTTACTAAAATGCCCGTTTTGCAAGCCGCCTTCCCAGTGACTCTTCCCTACACAAATTAATTCATCGTTCTCATCAAACTTCCAGTGCTGAAACGGGGGAAAATTGCATTGTGTATGATGATCCGCAACTGTCTTAGGGGTTTTCTTCCTACCTGGTTGCAACGGAACGTGATCAAACGTCATAATCCTAAAAATTAAGTCAGTCTTTGGAATTTTCTTCCAATCAATTAAAAATTCAGCTTGTTTCACTGACGTGTTACCACTCATATAAGTTTCCTCATAATTGTTTCTAGCAATACGATCTGCACGATTTCGTTTAGCCTGTGCAACAGTTCTAATATTAATACGTTCAATGTTGGGCAAGATAGTGTCAAATTGATGATGGCTCTCATCAATATAACTGCAATATTTTGTTTTACTTTTGTGAATTTCTGATAGTATGTCTCGATTGCTTAGGTATTTGCGCTTTCTCATACTGACTCCTTTAATATGCTACTATTATATAGCCAATAAATACAAATAGCAATTAAGGAATGCAATATTATGGCTTTTAATTTTAATAACATCACCGAGGCAGTTACCAGTGCAACTAGTAATATAGTCGAGACAGGGCTTAATAAAATTATTCCAGGCGACGGAGCAATATCCAAGGCAGCAAGAAGTGTTGTTGGCGCACAGGCTAACCGGTTAATTAATAGCCACTTAAATCCTGGAGGTGAAAATAGCAGAAATAATGATGGCTTTATTGCAACCGCAAGGGTTGGCAGTAACCAAGATACTCGAGCACGTCTAGCATTAAGTCCACAAAGCGGCCCTATTTTATATAGAGATCCAAATAATGCCTTGTTGAGCCCTCTTGTTGAAACTGATGGGATAGTGTGGCCTTATACTCCTAACATAAACGTAGCCTTTAGCGCCGCATATACAGGAAACCAAACTATTCATAATAACTACCAAAGTCAAAGTTATGGCCAAAGCACTGTAGAACAAATAACCTGTGTTGGGCAATTCACTGCTAATAATCCACGCGAGGCTGCTTACGTACTAAGCGTGTTGCATTTCTTAAAAAGTGCTACGAAGAGTTTCTTTGGTCAGGACACTAATCGTGGAACCCCTCCGCCTGTGCTTAGATTTAGCGCACATGGTCCTTATATGTTTAACAGTCTTCCAGTAGTAATTGCGAATACTAGTCTAGATTTTGAAGGAGGTATTGATTACATTAATGCTATAGTAATGGGAGGCGGAGGTGGCATTAATTCAACAACTAGAGTTCCCAGCTTAATTAGCATAAACGTAGTATTGATGCCAGTTGTCAGCAGATCTGCACAAACTAGATTTAGCCTCGAAAAATATGCTAAAGGTGGATTAATTGGTGATGCAAGAGGCCAAGGAGGCATGCCATAATGGATGTAGAATACAGACAAGATAGTCCCTATGCACAGACACGAATGCAGGGAACACATTTAGACATTTATGAACACAGACCTATTCCAAGTTATGCTGATGATGTTTTGTTTACTATTAATGAAACATATCAGTATAGGCCTGATCTTCTTGCATATGATTTGTATAACAATGAAAGATTGTGGTGGGTTTTTATGGTTAGAAATCCTAACGCAATTGAAGATCCAATTTGGGATTTTCTTGTAGGTAGAAAGATCTATATTCCTAAGCAGGACACCCTTACTAAAGCATTAGGAATCTAGCATGGCTCTTAGCGTTACATCTGTTAAAGACTTAGGATTTGTTAAACAGTTTAAACTTTCTGATGGCAGAGTGGTACGAGAATCAGAACTATCTGGTTTAGGATTATCTGTTCCTCCGCGACCTGCACCAAAACTCGTCAACCCAGTTCCTTTCAATCCACAAGATGGAACCAAAACTGAAAATGAAATTTCAATAAACGGCAAGGGGCATGACGACGACCCTTATATTCCTCCGAAAATTATTAATCTCGAACCAATAAAAGGAGAAGCCGGTGATTTTAACGACGAATCTAAAGTTATCGGTGGAGTTAATGACACTAGTGATTACAGCGGTACTAACGTCGGGATCGGACGCGGTGTCGGTGGTCCAGAACCAGGATCATCAAGTCAAACAACTCAAACAACTCAATCTGGCAGCCAAATTGATGACTTCTCAGATATCGGAAGTCAAGTCGGAGCCCCAGTAAACTCTTCAAACCCTATGACCCCTAGCGGAACTGCCATAAACGCTGGTGCTAGGAATGAAAGTTCTAATGGATTAAGCCCTCAGGTTCAAACGATTAGCATTGATCCGCAACCAAACCAACTTAGTGATTATGCCTCTCATACATACAATATTGCGCTTTATATGCTGCAACCTAAAAATTATGTAAAGTTATTAAAAAATCCCACGAGCGTGGGTCAAATTCCCAAACAACTAATTATGCGAAGTGGCGGAGTTGGTCTTGACGGTGGTGATAATTTTGATGTAGATTTTTTTATTGATAACTTACAAATGAATAACCTGGGAATTAGCCCCAACACTAGAACTACGAACACCAATGCTGTTGACATTAGTTTTGATATTACTGAACCAATGGGAGTAACACTTATTGAGCGGTTAAAAACAGAAGCATGTAATTCTTTAGAAGAAAAAGAAAACTATATTAGAACTCCATACTTGTTAGAACTTACCTTTAAAGGCTACGATGACTCTGGTAAGGAGATAGTAGGAGCTATTAAACCTAAGTATATCCCTATTAGAATAACAGAGTTAAAATTTAGGCTTGAATCTTCTGGTACGGTATACAAAATTAGAGCAATTCCTTTCCACCAAGATGTGTTTAGTTCGATGACTAGCACTATTCCTATCAATATACAAGTCAGTGCAGGTACAGTGAATGATATTTTTGGCGGAACTGCTCAACAATTTAAATATGAAAAAGAAACAGTGCTCAAGGGTGTTGAAGATGAGCTAGGGAGGGTTCATGAGGAACTTGTAGCAACTGGCGCCATCAAAACTAGGTTAGGAGAAACTGCAGCTACGTTAACTGACGCAATTAACCGGTTCTTTGAAGCACAAACAAAACCAACTACTGATAAAGATGGTGAGGTTGTAGATGCAAGTGCAGAGATTGCTGATGTGTGGAGTTTTGATATTGCTCCTGAAATTAAAAACGCCAATCTAGTTGGTTCAAAGTTTGATGCTCTCAATACTCCACAAAAGACTAATAAGGTATATCAACAGGCATCAGCTGGTCTTAAAGGCCAAGTTAACCTAGATGCAAAGACTAATTTGTTTAAAATTAATGCTGGAACAAACATAGTATCATTAATGAATTATGTTGTTGTGGCAAGTGAATATATTGATAAAAATATAGTGACATCAATTAACAAAATAGGCACAGAAGAGGCGCCTCAAGATAACGTATGTGTTAAATGGTTTAAGATTGTACCACAGATTGTCGATTATATTGGTTGGGACAGCAAACAAGGAAGATATAAATTTCATATTAAATGGACTCTAGCAGTTCACGGAATGTATTATAGTGATTTCCCCTGGGCACCCAAAACTAAACCCAAAGGTACGGGAGTACATAAAATCTATGACTACATCTTTAGTGGCAACAATACAGAGATTACTGATTTAATACTGCAATTTGATGCAGCTTATCATCAAGCACACACTATTGGTACTGGTATTCCAGAAGGTGACAAAGATAAATGTAACCTAGCGCCGATGAGCAAGCCTGTTCCGCAGAGCAAACAGGGTCAGGGTATTATTAATGACGAAACTATTACGAAGAAACGAAGCAAAGATTTAATGAGCAACATAATGTATGACGGTGTTGATTTAATTCAGATTGATTTAGCTATTCTAGGTGATCCTGCTTTCTTACCAATTGGCGATGCATTTTTCCAACCACAGGGAAACCGTGATGCAGTTTACGACAAGGCTTTTTTACCAGACGATACTATTAACTATGATTTAACTCCGCCTTACATTCAACTAAATTTAAAAACGCCATCAGACTATGATGAACTTACTGGACTTGTTGACCTTTCTGGTCAAGGAAAGTATACTAGTAGTGAGTTCAGTGGTGTTTACCGTGTTGTCTCAACTGAATCATCCTTTACTGGCGGCATGTTTACTCAAAGAGTAAACGCTATTAGAGAAAAAATGCAACCTATTAATGGAAAGATAGGCAGAAGCGTAGAAAGCATTAAAATTAGAGAAGACAACGCTAGATTAACGGATCTGTTTGATTCTATATTTTCAAGTTTTAATACTGGAGGTAACCCGTTGGCATCTTTACTAAGTGAAGGATCAGCAGTGTTGTCGACATTAGGAGAAAGTGCAATTACTGGGTTTCAAGCTAATAGAATACAAAGGTTAGCTGATGAAACAGATCAAGGTAGATTTGAAGAAGGAATAGGCGATGAAGAGCCGCCTGTTGTGTTAACAGATAACGGCAGCATACTTAACGAAGACCAATTTGCTACTGTATTAGACGGAAGCAATGTTTCCGCCTAAGGCGAAGAATAACGATAATTGAATAAGAAAGTGAAAAATATTAAAAATGGCAGATACATGGGCAAATAATAGCAAGGGCGGTGATAAGGATTTCAAAACACAAAACGTTCGTGGTATTAGAGAAGAGAAAGGGATCGTCATTGGCGAAATTAAGGCAAATGCTCATCCTGCAAGTATGGGCAACATAAGTGTATTTGTTGAGACCTTTGCTGACAAGAGCAGGGAAAATGAAAGATCCCAGTGGCGACAAGTAAGATATTGTACTCCATTTTATAGCAGAACTGAAGTGTTAGGTAGTGGTGATAATGCTATCGTAACAAAGAACACTGCTGGTATGGTTTACCCTTGTCCGGATATCGGAACTAAAGTTTTATGTTTCTTTCCAGAAGGCAGAAATCAAGATGGATTTTGGTTTGCTTGTGCCCCTGACACTTATATGATGCAAAGTTTGCCTGAGCCTGCGCTTACATCTAATATTACTACAGAGCCAGGACAGATTAGAGGAACTAAAGCACCAGGCGGCGAGTTTAACGACCTCGATTTTAAAACAGACAAAAAAGCAAATTATTTAACTCCTAAAAGAGCTTTTGACTTTTTTACACACAGCATATTAAAAACACAGGGAATAGACCAAGACGAGATCCGCGGCTTAACTAGCAGTAACTACATGCGTGAAACTCCCAGTGAGCTGTTTGGTATTACAACTAAGGGCCGTCGTGTTGACAAAACTGGTCTTGATATCGCAGAAAATAAAGCTGTTATTGGCAAGTTAAAAAGCAATGCTACCTTAATTAAATCTGAGGGAGATGCAGTTGAAGGCAGGGTTGGGAGGAAACAGGGCCATAGTCTTGTAATGGACGATGGCGATATTGAAGGCAACAACAACTTAATAAGATTTAAAACTGCCGCTGGCCATCAAATTTTAATGCATGACACGGAAGATTTAATTTATATTGGAAACAGCAAGGGAACATCTTGGGTGCAAATGGATGCCGAAGGTCAGCTTGACATTTATAGTAGATCTAACATTAACCTAAGAAGTAGAAATATTAATATGCATGCTGACTCTAGTATTAAGATGTTTGCTGGCAACAATATTCAAATAGTAGCCGGAAACACCTTGCAATTAGAAGGCGGGAACCTAGCTCATATGTACAGTGACGGGCAAGCACAAATGTACGGAGCTAAGAGCATTGACATTAAGAGTGGATCTGGTTTAAATATAGAGGGATCTAAAGTAGGAATTAAAGCTGGTGGAAACATGGACCTGCAAGCTAGTTGTTTGGCACTTAATGGCCACGCTAGTGGTGCAGCTAAACAACGCGCCGCAATTAAAAGTACTAAACCAGAAACTGTCCGAGATACACAGGGATTCTGGGAAGCCACTGGCACACTTAAAACTACAGTAGACCGTGTTCCCACTCACGAACCTTTTGCTGAACACAAAGTTAGTACCCAAGAATCATTATTACGCTCTATCCAAGTTGGTAGTATCCCAACAAGTGGAACTGTGTTACTTACAGAATTAAATCAAGCAATTAAAACACCTGGAATTGGGCTTGGTATAGTTAAAGAAATAGCAAATAAAGAAGGTATCTTAGCATCAACTATTCTAAAACAGGCTAATATTAATGTTAATGTAGGAGATTTATCTAGTGACGTAATTAAAAACTTATCAGCCGCTACTGTAGAAAAAGCAGGGAGCGGGGGGTTATTAACGTATATTGATCCAGTGACCAGTGCAGTTGGAAAATATGGCGCAGACACAGTATCGCTAATTAACAATGGATTTGTTAGACCGGAAACATTCTTTAACGGCGAACTTGCTAACTCAAGAATGTGGACTGGCAAGTTAGGAATGGATGGATTAAATGCTTTTCTTGGCGCTGAAAATGTTCAAGAAGATTTGTTTTTAACAGATATTGTTGACGATTATCAAAATGCAATATACACTGGAGCCATTCAAGGCGATGATGACGAAAGCACTATTGCTGGAATGGTTATGGTTGCCCGAGCTACTAACGCAGATGTTGCAAGCGACTTTCGAGAAGGAAGAATTATTGACCCAAAACCAATCATTGGAACAGTAAATATAACTAGTGACACTGACATGACTAAAGAATTAATAACATGGTTCCAAAAAGGAGTGTCGGCTGCCAACATGGTAGGCACTACAGATAATCTGGGATATACAGATAAGTGGTATGACTATACTGATCAAGAAGACCTAGATAGTTCATGGTAAGGAGGAACAACAATGGCGATGTATAGAGGGTTCAGCACCCTACAAGGAAAATTTTCATCTACTAAAGTAGTAGACGGAGAATTAATTAAACGTGATTTGTTAAATGCTTTTGCTATACGCAAAGGCGAAAAAGTTGGAAATCCGGGATATGGCAGTGGGGTGTTAGATTTAGTCATGGAGCCACTGACAGAAGAGGTAAAGAACCTGCTTCTTGAAGAAGTTACATCAACTATTGCACAAGATCCGCGTGTTTCTTTACAGCAACTTGTTATCGAAGAGTATGGAAACGGACTTCAAGCACAAATTAATCTATTATACGTGCAATCTAACGAGAGCGAAAATCTTGTTATTAATTTCGACAGACAAGACGGCACAGTAAGCTAGCCTTTAATAGTAGTAGTTTATTACAGCAATAAATACATTATAGGAAGGTGAATCTATGGCTAACACAACACGATCAAGCAATCTCTTTGCTACTGAAGACTGGACAAAAGTTTACGAATCATTCAAGGAAATTGACTTCCAAAGTTATGATTTCCAGACTATCCGTAAAAGTATGGTTGACTATTTGCGCAACTACTACCCAGAAGATTTTAATGACTACATTGAGTCCAGTGAGTACGTAGCACTTATTGATATGATTGCGTATGTAGCACAGAGTTTAAGTTTTAGAACAGACTTGAACGCCAGAGAAAACTTCCTTGAAACAGCAGAGCGTAGAGATAGTATTCTCCGCCTTGCTAAAATGCTTAACTACTTTCCTAAACGTAGTCAAATTGCACGTGGAATGCTTAAAATTGACAGTGTATCTACAACAGAAGTTATCAATGACAGTAATGGCAACGTCCTTGAAAACACAGAGATTTTTTGGGGAGACGAGACAAATCCAGACTTCCTAGAACAGTTTACTACAATTATGAACGCTAGCATGGTTAAGACACAAAGATTTGGTAATCCTGCTCTTAAAACTACTGTAGGCGGTATACAAATACAAGAGTATAACATTAGTACAGTACCAAACACTATTCCGGTATATGATTTTAGAAACGACGTCAGCACACAAGAGTTTCCTTTTGAAATTGTCAATGGCACTTTCAGTGGCACAGATTATCTGTATGAAGTTGCCCCTAAACCAAATAGCACTATTAATACAATCTACAGAAACGATACCCGTGGGTTCAACAGTGTTAATACTGGATTCTTTTTTTACTTCAAACAAGGCACCTTGCAAACACTGGATTTTAATGTTGATGAAGCATTACCAAACCGTGTCGTTGAAGTTGACGTCAATGGAATAGAAAATAATGACGTATGGTTGTATGAACTAGACAGTAACGGCAGAGAAAAAACTCTTTGGGCTAAAATTCCTGCTATAACTGGTAACAATGCTATCTTTAACAGTCTTAATAAAGACATTAAAACGTTGTACAGTGTTCAAAGCCGTAGTGCAGATAGAATTAGCCTTGTATTTGGCGACGGAGTATTTTCAAATATCCCTAAAGGAAACTTTAGAGTTTACTTCCGCGTTGGAAACGGCTTTACCTATAAAATTAGTCCAGATGACATGAATGCTGTTACATTAAGTATCCCTTATGTAAGCCACAGCTCACAGGTCGAAACACTAACGGTTAACATGAGCTTAAAGCAGACTGTAGCAAATGCTAGTGCAAGAGAAAACCTAAACGATGTTAAGGCCAGAGCACAACAGCAATACTACACACAGGATCGTATGATCACTGGTGAAGACTATCAGATTTATCCGTTTACAAGTTATAATAACATTATTAAAAGCAAGGCTGTTAACAGAACTAGCAGTGGCGTTAGCCGTTACTTGGATGTCAGAGATACTACTGGAAAGTATAGTTCAACTAATATCTTTGCAGAGGACGGCCTATTCTACAAAG